TCTGCGTCTGGTACTCGTGCTACCACGCTTGATTATCTCATCGCGGCTCAGACGCGCTAAGGAGTGATCCATGAGCGAAGAAAAGGCTAAGAAGCCGGCCAAAAAGCCGGCTGAAACGCAGGTAGAACAGGCACCGGTGCCGGCAGATTTACCGCCGGTTGGCTCAGCTGCCCGCAAAGCAATGATTTTGCAGGGTTTGATTAAGGAGTAACTTATGGCTTTTGATATTTGGGCTATAAACCCCGACCCGGATGACGACTCCCTGCGTGCCAATGCTTCTATAGCGGCCGCGGGCGCGTTGACGCTGATAACCGGCAACGTATCTCCTTATGGTACTGGGTACAAGATTGGTATTACTTCTGCTGGCGACGACACAGGTATTACTTTCACTATTGTCGGTATCAAGGTGGGTGATCTCAGCGGTGCAAACACTGTTGAGGTTGTCACTGGGGCGGACACAGATGTGGCTACGTCGGCTAACTTCTACACCGAGATTAAGAGCATTACAGCGAGCGGGGCATCTGCCGGCAACGTGAAGATTGGCTCCGTGGGTTCGTTGGCGTTCCCGCGCACGCGAATCAAGAGCTTTTACTTTGTAGGCACCGCGGACGCTGGGTCTGTTAAGTTTAACTTAAACAGTTCTACTGGGCCGTTGCTTCTTCGGATTGACACACCTGCCGGTGCGGGCGCGTTTTCAGACAGCGTTACTATTCCGAGCGACGGCGTACTCACTACTCGTAGTGGTACCACTGATTTTGCGGTAATGACACTAACTGAAATTACTAATGTGACGGTGTTCTGTGGCTAAATCACCAGCGTGGACTCGGAAGGAAGGCAAAAACCCAGAAGGCGGCCTGAACGCAAAGGGTCGCGCTTCCGCTAAAGCGCAGGGTATGAACTTAAAACCCCCAGCTCCTAAGCCGAAAACGGACAAGGACGCTGCACGGCGCAAGTCATTCTGCGCCAGAATGAAAGGGATGAAGGCCAAGAATACGAGTTCCAAGACGGCCAAAGACCCAAACAGCCGGATAAACAAAAGCCTTCGGGCGTGGAATTGCTGAGAGGAAAAAGACATGAGGAACCAACTAGAACCGACGCTAACCGCAATGATGTCTCCACGTAAGCGTATGGACATGGAAGACTCAGGCCCCACCAAGCGAATGGCTAAAGGCGGCGCTGCTGGTGGAGTTAAGAAAATGATGGCAGTGGGCGGTTGCGTACGTGGTGATGGTATTGCCATGAAAGGTAAAACCAAAGGTAAGATGGTGTAAACCATGATGCAGTGTAGAGGCATGGGAAAAATGAAACCTACCGCCCTCAAAAAAGGGGGAACGGTTAAGGACGCGTGCTATAAGAAAGTTAAGGCACAATACAAAGTTTTCCCATCAGCCTACGCTTCGGGCGCCATTGCGAAGTGTCGTAAGCGGGGTGGGTAATGGCCGTCCGTAAAACCGAAAAGGGTGCATCGCTAAAGCGCTGGTTCAAAGAAGACTGGAAAGATGTACGCACCGGCAAGGCGTGTGGTCGCCAAGAAGGTGAAAAACGCGGCACGCCTTACTGCAGACCGAGCAAGCGGGTCTCCGAGAAAACGCCGAAGACTTCAAGCGAAATGACGGCGGCGGAAAAAAAGTCCAGAATAGCCCAGAAGAAAAACTTGGGCCAACCAGCCGGAGCGCCTAAACGGGTTGATCCGCTGAAGAGGAAAAAGTAATGGCAACGTCCGGCACCACATCGTTCAACCTAGACTTCACCGAGATTGCGGAAGAGGCGTGGGAGCGTGCTGGGCGTGAGATGCGTTCTGGCTACGACCTTAGAACTGCACGCCGTTCGATGAACCTGCTGACGATAGAGTGGCAGAACCGCGGCATTAACATGTGGACTATTGAGGAAGGCACGCTTGTTCTTGAACAAGGCACAGCCACTTATAACCTCCCAGCGGATACCATTGACTTGTTGGAGCACGTTGTACGCACCGGTGCGGGTAACGCCGCTACTCAGTCAGACCTGAACATCTCCAGAATAAGCGTGTCTACCTACTCAAGCATACCTAACAAACTTGCACAGGGGCGGCCGATTCAGCTGTATATAGACCGAGGACAAGTAAACCCGACGGTTACTGTGTGGCCGGTGCCGGATCAAGGCACATTGGCGCAGCCGTATTACATCATGAAGTACTGGCGTATGCGCCGCATACAAGACGCGGGCAGTGGGGTGCAGACCCCGGATGTTAACTTCCGTTTTCTACCGTGTTTGGTGGCGGGTCTTGGCTACTACATTGCACAGAAAGACCCGGCCTTGATGCCGCGCATCCCGATGCTGCAGGCCGAGTACGAGCGACAGTTTGAGCTGGCTGCGGGCGAAGATCGTGAGAAAGCCCCTGTTCGCTTCGTACCACGAATGTTTTACACGAGGTAGCCATGAGCAACCGGTTTGCTTCAGGGCAAAAAGCACTTGCGATATGCGACGTGTGTGGGTTTGCTTACAAGCTGCGTGAGTTAAGACACCTTATAGTTAAGGGCAAGGACACGAACATTAAGGCGTGCCCCGAGTGCTGGAACCCGGATCAGCCGCAGTTACACCTTGGTGAGTTCCCAGTGGACGACCCGCAGGCGCTGCGTAACCCTAGACCGGACGGTAACGAGTTTCCACAAGAGCGAGCACGTATTCAGCCAAGCGGTGGTGTACACGCAGGCGGTACTGTAGGCTACGTAAGAATAGTTATATCTTAGGAGATGAACATGAAAAAAAGTAACAAAGGACCAAAAGTCGTTGTGATGCCCGCCACGCCCACCGTCTACAAAGTAGACACGATTAACCAGCCGGTTGATGTGAAAACCAGCGGCGTAAAGACCCGGGGTAACGGCGCAGCTACTAAAGGCACAATGGCCCGTGGGCCAATGGCGTAGGGGATAGAGCGTGAACTACAGCGACTGTGGCTACGTTTATGCAATAGTAAACACCGTAAACGGCAGCAAGTACATAGGTAGTACACTAAGTCCCAAAAGTCGCTGGGGCACGCACAAGTGTCTTTTGCGTAAGGGTAAGCACCATTCTTTTATATTACAGAGAGCGTGGCATAAGTACGGGGAAGCCGCATTCCGGTTTGATGTTTTGTTGATTTGCGCTAAAAACATGAGAGTTTTTTACGAGAGCGCACTAATAAAACTTAGCCGCTATAATGTGATGAAGACGGGGGTGTTTAAAGCCGTTTGTGGCAAAAAAATATCGCTGGCTCTGCTAGGCAAACCTAAAACAGCGGCCCATAAAAGCGCCATTTCTACCGGTAAAACGGGAACGGTTATGGATGAAAGCTTTAGGAACAAAGCCAAGCTACGGCAGCTGGGGGTCAGCCCATCCGCGGAAACTCGCGCAAGACTGTCAGAAAGTTTAAAACGTGCGAGAAGTCCGGAAGCGGATAAAAGCAGAGAGTTGTCGCTGCTGGTTTACGCTCAGTATAAAATAGGGGAAAGCGTGTCAAAACTATGCGAAAAGCATGGAATAACAACTAGCACTTTCTACAGTAATTGCGTAGCTTTAGGGCTACCCTCAGTAAAACAAAAAGCTATGGACCTAGCAGTGATTAATATAAACAGACTTGTTGGTAGGGGTAGCACATTAGCGGCAGCGTGCGCCGAACTTGGTTTTAGCCCTAGGGCGATGTCTGCTGTTTTACTTAGAAGGACTAATCATGGCTGACTACGCAACGCTTTGTAACCAGTTGGAAGACATCTGCGTTCAAACTTTTACGGCGGATCAGCTGTCTTTATTTTTTAAGAACGCTGAGCAAAAAATTTACACCACCGTGGACTTGCCTGCGTTTCGTAAGAACCAGACAGGCTCGCTGACCTCGGGTAACAAGTACCTGACTATGCCCACTGGGATGCTCTACGTCTACTCGCTGGCGGTTATTGACGCTGGTGGTGATTACTATTACTTGCTGAACAAAGACGTGAACTTCATACGCGAGGCGTACCCCGGGCCAACTGACACCGGACAGCCCAAGCACTACGCGGTGTTTGACCAGAATACGTTTATCCTTGGCCCGACCCCTAATGCAAGCTACAACTCAGAAATTCACTTCTCGTACTACCCAGAGTCTATTGTAACTGCGGGTACGACGTGGCTGGGGGATGAGTTTGATTCTGCTCTGCTTAACGGCGCGTTGGTTGAAGCCATACGCTTCCAGAAGGGTGAAGCTGACATGGTGGCGTTGTACGAGAAGCTGTACGTACAGGCGCTTACGTTGCTTGTGAACGTGGGTGACGGTAAACTTCGTGGAGACGCATACCGCGACGGTCAGGTTAAGAGGAAGGTTGCAGGATGATAAGCACACTTGGCG